CCTCAAGGACTTCCCCTGGAAGGCCAGCAAGTTCGAGAGGGACGACTACGACAAGGGTCGTGACGGTGGCGAGGTCATGCTGCCGTGCGCGAACTGCGCCCTCAAGGAGTGGGGAACCAACCCGCGCGGTGGCACCCCCTGGTGCTCCGAGCAGCACACCTTCCCGCTCCTGATGCTGGACGAGCACGGCAACACGTCTCCCGCCGTGCTCACCCTTCAGCGCTCCGCGATCAAGGCGTCCAAGAGCTACGTCACCGGGTTCGCACGGACTCGGACCCCGCTCTACACCGCCGTCACGGAGATCAGCCTGAACGCGATGAGGCGCGGCAGCGTGGACTACGCCGTGCCCTCGTTCGTGAAGGCTGGCGAGACGGATCGGGAGGACTGGTCGGGCTTCGCGGACCAGTACCGCTCGATCCGCGAGTTCCTCACGTCGAAGCGCAGCAAGGCCGATGAGCAGGACGAGGCTTCCGAGCCCGCTGCTGCTCCGGCCCGCAGCGACTCGCGCGAGGAGTCTCGTCGTCGTGATGAGCCTTCCCCGGCTCCCCGTTACGACGACGAGGAGCCCCCCTTCTAAGGGGCTGGCTCGAGAGCCGGTCGGTCCTTACTCCCACGTCGGGCCGACCGGCTCTCCCGTCTCGGAAGGAGACGCCATGAAGTTCTTCGTAGTACTGCTCTACATCATTCTGTGGCTGTTCATCGGGATACCGCTGTTGCTGACCATGATCTTTCTTTCCCTGATCCTGCTCATTCTCGTGTTTGGAGCCTTCGTATGAGCGAGCACTTCTTCTCATTCGATGACTTGCCCGATGAGGTCAAGGAGTCGATGCGTGCCGCTTACGAGCGGCATCAGATGGAGCACGACGTAGTAGCGCACGAACTGGTGCGCGCCCTGATGGAGATGGACGTGGATCACTTGTCCGCGCTCCACCGCATCCTCGGAATCTGCAAGGACGACACGACCGCTATCGCCTACTACATCGGCGTCGTGTCCGTCCTTCGTTCCACCCGAACGAAGTTGTGCCTAGCGTGTGGCAAGAACCATGACGAGGCCCTTCACGCGATGTTCCAAGACGAGTCGGGAGCCCCGAAAGCGGACCCAAATGCGCCGGCTACGCCGGGCATTTCGCCGGCTATTGCTGGGCAGGATGGCGAAAGCGACTCGACTGAGCTCAGCGACGCGGATCGCGCTGACCTCATGGAGCTCTACAACTTGATCCAGCACCCGAACGGCCGCATCTTCTGTGGAGGATGCGGACAGAAGTACGTCAGCCTTGAGGATCGGATGCTTCGTGAGCCCGGTCCCGCTGGCTGCGATTCCTGTCAACAGAAGGCGAAGTGGGGATAACCGTGACCGACACCACGAACGTAGAAGCGGTGGACGTAAAAGACACCGAGCAGTACGAGGTTCTGATGAAGTTGATGAAGCAGAACGAGCGCCGCGAGGCCGACCTGGCCGAGCGATACGGCGTTCGGGTTGACCAGGCTCAACTCATCATGGCTCGGATCAACCTGCTGATCGAGATGGTCATGCCGAGCGATTCGATGAACCGCGTTGGCTTCGAGACGAACTTCCACGTCATGATCTCCAAGTCCCTGGATGAACTCGAGGGCGAGATCAGGAAAGCCCAACTCGCCGGCCAGATGCGAACGCCGAGCAAGGCCGGCCTGATCGTCCCTGGGATGTGATCGCATGTCCACTCTCGCGAAGTGCGAGTTCTGCGGCAAGCCCGTAGACCTCGACCAGCCCAACCACTACAAGCGCGTGCTCGTGTGGGTCGGCGGCCCGAAGAAGAACTCGTCCAAGATGAGTACCGAAACTGGCGAGTACGGCCACTCCGACTGCGTTCACAAGGCAGCACGCGGGATCGCCCCCGACCAGGAGGCCATGTTGTTCGACGATGGAGGTGACGACGATGGAGAAGGAGCCAGTACAACTCTTTGACGGCTACCGGATCGTCGGAGAAACGCTCGTACCACTCGAGGACTTCGAAGTTACTCCTGGCCTCATGGTCCGGCTGACTAAGCCGACGCAGATCAAAGTCAAGCGTAAGCCTCGCGGCAATCGGCTGTGGATCATGGTGGCTGGAACCGTCGTTCCCTACCCTGTTGTCATCACCACCGACTTTCTCAAGGGTGACACCGTGACCATTGGCGAACTGGTGACTGGCCTTGGGCTTGCCCCGAGGGGGAGGTGACGACGATGACCCCCGCTGAAACCGACCGCAAGAGCCTCCGCTACATCCCTGATGATCTGAAGTTCTACGGCCATCAGGTGTCCGGCGTCCGTAAGCTCTGTCGCATGGGGTCGGCCATTCTGGCTGACGAGATGGGCCTGGGGAAGTCGCTGCAGGCGCTCACCGTGTTCGCGGTGGACGTGCAGGCTGGGTTCGCTGACTCGATGTTGGTGGTCGCCACGCCCACGCTCAAGGGGAACTGGTACGAGGAGATCGGGGCCAACACCCTCTTCGAGAACGTGATGATCCTCGAGGGCTCCCCCGCCAACCGGCGCGAGGCCCTCAAAGACTTCCATGCCATGAGCAGTCCGAAGATTCTGCTGGTCAACTACGAGCAGGTCGTGGCGCACGTCGATGAACTGAACGACCTGAAGTTCTCGATCATCGCGTATGACGAGGCCCATCTGATCAAGAACCCGAGGTCAAAGCGCACAAAGGCGTGTCAGCGCCTCGTGGCCGAGCGACACCTGTGCTTGACCGGATCGCCCATGCTCAATCACGTCGATGAGTTGTGGTCGCTGCTCCACCGTGTAGACCCCAAGGGGTTCCCCAACTACCACAAGTTCGTCCAGCGGTACTGCGTGTTCGGCGGCTTCAAGAACAAGCAGATCGTCGGCGTGAAGAACGAGCAGGAACTTCACGAGCGACTCAAGGCCGTCATGGTCCGCCGCCTCAAGAGGGAGGTTCTCGACCTGCCGGACAAGATGTACGTTCCGGTGCTGGTGGACCTCACTCCCGAGCAGCGCAAGGTGTACGACACCGTGCGAAACGAGATGATCCTCCCGTCGCCCGACGAGGCCACCAGCGAGGACATCGACAACGCCCTGACCATGTTCCTGCGTCTCAAGCAGATCACCGGCACGACAGCGTGCCTCGAGGACTACCCAGACCATTCCTCCAAGTTGGACCGAGCGGTCGAGATGATTACCGAGTTGTCCGAGAACGGGCACAAGGTCGTGGTGTTCACGCAGTTCCGTGGCGTGCTCCACGCGCTCGAGAATCGCCTCGCTGCTGTTGCTGTGGACGGAGCCCCGATCCCCGTCTGGGCGCTCCACGGCGACGTGCCGAAGGAGGAGCGCGTGCCGCGTGTCCGTCAGTGGACTGATCACAAGGGTCCTGGCGTCGTGGTTGCGATGCTGCAGGTCGCTGCGGTGGGACTCAACATGACGGCTGCGCGCCACGCGATCTTCCTCGACAAGTTGTTCGTTCCGAAACTGAACGAGCAGGCCGAGGACCGCCTGCACCGCATCGGTGCCGACAAGACCCAACCCATCGAAATCTTCTCGCTGATCGCGAGGGGCACGGTGGAGTATCGCGTGGAACAGATTCTCAAGAGGAAGGTCCGCATCTTCAACGAGATCGTCGAGGAGCAGACCCCCGCATCCAAGGCCGCTTTGTACGCGGCAATCTACGAGGAGGAGTGAGCATGGCAGACGAGCCCATCAGAATCGGCCGAACGACCCAGGCCGAAGAAACCGAAGCGATCAAGCAGTTCACCAGGAGCGTGCGCCCGTCTCCGGCAGCGAGGTTTGCTACCGCTGTCGTCGGATCGGCGCTGGTCGTACTGGCGCTGGTGACCATCCTGGGTGCCGCAGCGCTGGTGCTGGACTTCGTGGTGGACCGGCTGTGATCTGCCACGACTGCAAGGCCCAGAACCACAAGCCGTGTAAGAAGCGGACGAAGGACATGATCGCCAGCGGTGGCTACGGCTCATGCGATTGCCAGCACAAGGAAGGCGCGCTGATCCAGAAGCCAGTCAAGAAGAAGGAGGATGCGTGAGCACCCCCGAGAAGCTTTACACGAGCCACGAGGTCGCGGACCTGTTTCGCGTCCACGTCACGACAGTCAGAGAATGGGTCAAGGGCGGCAAGATCGCCGTGATCCGTACTCCCGGCAGCAACCGCATGAGGTTCACCGAGTCGGAGGTTCGTCGGCTCGCCGGCGACTTCGCCGACGGCTCGGCTAAGTCGGATGCCTGGGAGCGAACCGGATACCGTCCGAACGGAGGCGACGGAGCATGACCCAGATGGAACTGCCATACCCAGACTTGCCTGCCAGGCTCCACCGCCGCCCCACGTTGGCGTGGGTGGACATCGAGACAACCGGACTCGAGCCGAGCAAGGACCTGATCCTTGAGGTCGGAATCGTCGTCACGGACGATGACCTCGAGATGATTGACCAGCAGTTCTTTGTGGTCAAGCAGCACCTCTCGGTCGAGTCGATCCACAGGCAGACCAACGCTTTCGTTCAGGACCTTCACGCCCGCAGCGGCTTGTGGAAGGATCTGGAGAACGCGAAGCACGGTTACGAAGAGGTCGAGAATCTCATGCTCGACTTTCTTCACCGGCACGCGCTTGACGGTGCGGTCAGCCCGATGGCTGGATCGTCCGTGGCGTTCGACCGCGCGTTCCTCGACCGCCAGATGCCGTCGCTGGCCCAGCAGTTCCACTACCGGAACCTGGACGTGAGCGCAGTAAAGGAGTGGCTCATGCGAGTTCACCCCGCTGCCGTCGCCAGCAAGCCCGACCCGTTCGCGCATCACCGCACCCTTGCCGACCTGCACGACTCCATCGCAGAGCTCAGGCACTACACCACCTACGTCAAGGAGAACTCGTGAGCAGCAAGGTCGTCTTTGAAGTCGGGGCTATCGCCTCGGCCGTAGCCCGAGCGGCACGAGTCGCCCCGTCGAAGGGAATGGCCTTCGACAAGGCGGCTGGTGTGCTGATCGAGGGTGACCCCGACAGCAAGTACCAGATCACCGTCCGAGCAACCGACATCGAGGTCGGCTACTTGGAGCGCCTGACCCCCAATGAGATCGAAACCGACGAGAAGTTCTTCTGGCGCATCCCATCTGGGGTGTTCGCTGGCCTGCTCTCCTCGTTGCCCCCGAGCAGCACGGTCGAGATGACCGAGCACAAGGGGACGCTCTACATCGTGTGCGGGAAGGTCAAGGCGAAGTTGCAGACCATCCGTGGCGAGGGCGACAGCCTGGGTGCGCTCTATTGGGAGCCGTTCGACGGCGAGGACCTGTCCGAGATTGCCGGACTCGCCACGAAGATCACCCAGGTTTCATGGGCCTGCGATAAGCAGACGGTCCCGTTCTCGGGCGTCCACATGAACGGCACCCACCTGATTGCTACGGACAAGTACAAGTTGGTCCGCGTGCCCTGCCCGCTGGCTCTCGAGCACAGCATTACCGCCCCGCTGGATGCGGTGAGCCCCATCCTTGCCAAGTTCGATGACGTGCGCCTCGGGGTCGAGGGTGGCTTGCTGCAGATCGAGATTGACGAGTACACCCAGATCACCAGCACGGTGTTCGGAAACGAGTACCCCAACGTCGAGCGCGCGATGCGTACCGACTACCCGCACTCGTTCATGATCGAGAAGGCCGCGCTGGCTGAGGCCGTAGGTCGGATGCTGGCCCTCATGGGCCGCACCGAGCGCTATCCGGTGGTGAACCTCACCATCAAGCCCGATGATGCTGCGCTGGACCTGCGTCTCGAGGTGCCGGTCCTGGGCGAGATGCAGGACGAACTCGAGATCACCGGAGCCTCTGGCCCCGAGACGACCCTCTCGTTCTCGCCTGACTACATCACGAACTGCCTTCAGCACGTCGGATCATCGGTGGTCACCATCGCCTATGACCCCGACAAGACCACGAGTGCCGTGCTGTTCACGGACGGCCTCGGGTTCGAGGCGTGGATCATGCCCCGTCGTCCTGGCGGTGGCTCGTGAAGCGCCGATTGGCACTTGGATCGGCGGCGGCAGCGGCGGCAGCGATCCTTGCCGCCTCGGCCTACGGATACGCGACGCTGGACAAGCCACAGAACGGGGCTGTGAGCGCCGCCACGACCACGAAACCGCTGTCCACGTCGTATTACTCGCTGGAACGGGAGCATCACACAGAACGCGCCGAGCGGTCACAGACCAGGCCGACCCCAACCCCGACGAAATCGTCGAAGCCGAAGCCAACGCCAACCAAATCGACGAGCCCATCAGCTCGCTCGACGAACAAGCCTCCGACTTCGACTGTCGGGCACGCCGCGACTTTGGCATGTATCCGCAAGCATGAGTCGGGTGGCAACTACAAGGCGATCAACTCGACCGGGAAGTTCCGTGGCGCGTACCAGTTCCACCAGGGATACGCACCGGCCTGGGCTGAGCGGTACGGCTACCCCGAGTGGGCAGGCAAGCCGTCGAACCTGTGGCCGCCCGCCGTGCAGGACTCCATCGCGTATCAGATGGGGAAGAACAACCGTTACGCGCCCTGGCGCGAGCACACCTCCTACGACTGTCCGGGGTTCTGATGACACGCCTGAATCGGGCCTACATCGCTGGCCCCATGACCGGCCACGAGGACTTCAATCGCCCTGCCTTCGACCGATGCGAGCGGTGGCTAATGGGAGAAGGCGTCGTCCCTACCTCGCCTGCCCATCTGAACGAGGTGATTGGCGACCTAGCCGGACACGAGCGGTTCCTTCGGCTGGGGATCAGGATGCTGCTGGCGTGTGACTGGATCGTGCTTCTCCCCGGCTGGGCTCAGTCAAAGGGGGCATGTCTTGAGTTGGAAGTTGCCGACGCTTGCGGCCTTGAAGTGTTCGAGTGGATCGAGGATGAAGAGGACGAGCCCTACTTGCGTCCACTGGTGGCGGTGAAGCACGGGTGACGTACTTCGTGATCGAGGGCGTCAACCCCGAGCCTTGGACAGCCCCCGGCCTTGGCGTCATCAGGCGGGCGGGGAAGGCTGTTCCAATCGCGTACAAGGACGGTGGCGTCGCCGCCTACCAGGATGCCGTGCGCGATGCGCTGGAGTCCCAGGTAGAAGGCGACCCACCGGAAGATGATCTGTTCGTGACGTTCTTCCTGTGGCGGCAGTTGCCCGCCTACGAGGGAGACAAGCGGAAGGTGCGGCGTCACGTCGCTGACGCCACCAACATGCAGAAGTCACTCGAGGATGCGTGTCAGGGCCTGCTGTTCAAGAACGACCGTCAGGTCAAGCGGGTCGTGACGCACATCGTTGAGCAGGACTACGAGACGAACCCGCTGATTGTGGTCAAGGTCGAGAAGTTCGACAACGACCCCGACTGGTGGAAAGAAGCAAAGCGGTTCGCGGATAAGGCGACTCGGGTGGCACCCGACAGCAGCCGGGCCGGCTCCGGCGAGCGCTATGACCAACTCGACTTGTTCTAGGAAGGGGGTAAGAAATGTCTGATCAACGCTACTTGTCAGTAGTCAGCGATGGAACTCCTGGCAACAGTTTCATCTCGATGATCGACCCGACGACTGGCAAAGAGTTCACCGTAGAAGGCGTCGTTGAGTGTGTAGTAGAGATGGGTCCTAAGATGATGGTGAGCGCGCAGATCACCGTGCGGCCGAAGGCGGTCCAGGTAGAGGTCCGCGCTGACCACACCCACTGGTCATTCGATTGCCCAGCGTGCTCCGAGCACGTCGATCACGAGTGTCGTCCACCCGACTTTGCCACCCCGCTGACCCGCATCATGGAAGCCACGAAGGAGCACAAGTGAGCACTACTCAAGAAATCTGGCACGGCGATAGCCGTGAACTCGCTGGCAAGGTGCCAGATGGTGTGAACTGCATCATCACCGACCCGCCTTACGGCGTGGGGTATCGGTCGAGGCACGCGACCACGCCCGAAGGGCTGCGGTACGTCGCGGACGTGGCGCACGATGGCGACCTGCTCATGGCTCGTGGACTGTTCCTCGAGGTCATGGACGAGCTCTTGCCGCGTACCGCTGACGAGTGCGAGATGTACGTCTTTACCCGCTGGGACATCGTAGGTGACTGGATCGAGACTGTTCGCTCGCTGGACAAGCATGGATTCACCTACAAGATGATGCTTGTGTGGGATAAGGGCGGGCCTGGGACTGGTGACATTGACGCGAACTGGGGTTGCGGTCATGAGATCATTCTCTACCTCAAGAAGGGTCGCCGCCCCATCCCGTCCCGCCGCAGCGGCGTCATCGCCTGCGACATGGTTCACCCGCTGAAGATCGTCCACCCCACAGAGAAGCCGGTTCCGTTGCTGACCACGCTGATCGAGATGAGCACCAACCCTGGCGATCTGATCGTGGACCCGTTCTCGGGTTCAGGCTCGACCGCCGTGGCAGCCCAGCGCACCGGCCGTTCGGCCATCGGGATCGAACTCGAGGAGCACTACGCGGAGATCGGGCTCCACAGGCTCGATGCTCAGGCGTTCGACTTCTAGCACTTTGCGTCCTACTATCCATTCGACTTCACCTCCTAGAAAGGGCACCCACATGGGAGCACAAGAGATTCATCCCTGGACCTACGGCGGCAAGGATGTCGTCAACTTCGGTCCATCGGTCCTTCCGGTTTCAGACTCGACTTTGCCTGATGTCGAGCCGCCTGCCGAGGACCTCGCAAAGATCGAGTCGGGCGTGCTCGACGATGACCCGGCAGTGCCGGCTGTCGAGCCGGAGCCTGAGTCGAAGCCGGGAAAAGTCCCTCCGGCGTAGACCTGCCTGCTCCTGCGGGCTTCATCTACCAGCCTGAATCGTGGATGGAGCGAGCAGCCTGCGCGGGCCAAGACCCGGAACTCTTCTTCCCCGAGCGCGGCGACTCGCACCGACCTGGCAAGGCTATCTGCGCCGGATGTGAGGTAGGACCGGAGTGTCAGACCTACTCTGTTCTGACTGGTTCTGAGTACGGCATGTGGAACGGCAGCATCAAGAAGCGACGGCGCACCGCGAACGGGAATGTCGGACCCACCGAATAGCGTGTGAGCCACCACCCATCAACCAGGAAGTGAGCATCCTGTGATCCCTAAGTCTCTGTCTGCGACAGCAATCGCAAACTTCGAGGGATGTCCCGCGCGCTACGTCGCGGAGTCATTCCATAAGGTTCCGAGCATGAGCGGCGACGCTGCTCAGGTCGGCACCGTCATTCACGCCGGGCTCGAGGAGTTCGTGCGCGAGACGTTCATCCTCGGCAAGCCTGACGGCGGACCTGGGTCGGTGATTGAGGCGTGCCGCGAGCCCTACCGTTCCGCGTTCGGATCGGACGACCAGTATTGGGCCGACGTGGAGTGGATGGCCGAGCGCTGGCACGCCCGAACGGCGCATCTGCTGGCCGAGCGAGAGGTCCTGCAGGTCGAGACGAAGAACGCCTTCGCCCTCAAGACGAGCGTGGGCGACATCCCGGTCAACTACATCTTCGACCGGATCGACCGGCTCCCCGACGGCAGCATCGAAGTCACCGACTACAAGAGTATCCGTGCTCGCCTTGCCCCCGCCGACCTCGAGGGCAAGATTCAGCCTCGGCTCTACGCGCTCGCCGCGCAGTTGGAGCACCCAGAAGCGGAAGCGGTCTGGGTGAACTTCGACCTGCTCAGGCACGACCCCATCGGATTCAAGTTCACGCGCGATCAGAACCGCGACACGTTCCACCACTTGAAGAAGGTGGCCGAGGACATCATCGCCACCGACGAGCAGAACCCGCCCGAGACAATCAACCCCGACTGCCGCTGGTGCCTCAAGAAGCTCACCTGTTCGGCGCTGCAGGAGAACGTCCTGGCGGGCACGTCGCTGGCGATCAGCGACCCGCTCGAGGCCGCCAAGTTGCGCGTGCGCCTCGACCAGCAGGCCAAGGCCCTCGCCCTGGCGGTGGACGAGCTCGACTCGATCATCCTCGGCTCGGCCAAGGCAGAGGACGTGACCGAGTTCGAGGACGACGAGGTGTACGTCAGCATCGGCGGCCGTCGCACACGGTCCATCGACCCGAAGCGCGTGGCCGAAATCGTCCCAGCGGAGGTCATGGCGAAGTACTCCGGTCTGACCGTGACGAACTTCGACAAGATGCTGAAGGATGATGACCTGGACCCGCAGCAGAAGTCGCTGCTCGGTGGGCTCGTCGCGTGGAAGTCGGGCGCGTCCAGCGTGTCCGTCAAGCAGAAGTGAGTCTGCAGATCGGCTCGCTGTGCTCCGGCTACGCCGGACTCGACCTCGCGGTGGAAAGCGTGCTCGAGTCTGAGACAGCGTGGTTCGTTGAGTATGACGCGGCCCCATCAAAGATTCTGTCCCACAACCGGCCCGGCGTCCCAAATCACGGTGATGTCATGACGACTGACTGGTCCGAGTTGCCCCCCATCGACATTCTTACGGCTGGCTACCCATGTCAGCCCTTCTCGCTTGCCGGACTTCGGAGAGGACCTGAAGATGAGCGAAACATCTGGCCCTACGTCCACGACGCGGTTCGCGTCCTACGACCCCGTATCGTCGTGTTGGAGAACGTCACAGGGCACCTTTCCCTGGGCTTCGGACGAGTTCTCGGAGACTTGGCCGGAATCGGGTATGACTCAGAATGGCGTTGCCTTCGAGCGTCCGACGTTGGTGCTCCCCACAGCCGAGCACGACTGTTCATCGTTGCTTCCGACTCCAACCACGCGCGACTGGAAGGACACAGGAAACTTCACGCCCCGACCGGAGAAGGTGAAGCTCCCGCACACGCTGGCGGTCCTTGGCAGGAGTTCGGTCCCGCGATCCGACGATGGGAAAAGGTGATGGGCCGTAGTGCGCCTCCGATCATGGGCGCAGATGGCAACCACAACCCCGCGCTGGTCGAATGGATGATGGGACTCCCCGAAGGCTGGGTTACCGACGTGCCTGGGCTGTCCCGCAAGGACAAGATCAAGGCCCTCGGAAACGGTGTAGTCCCGCAGCAGGCGGCAGCGGCAATCGAACGGATGGTGCCAGCATGACGATCATCGACCTGTTCGCCGGTCCTGGGGGCTGGGACGTTGGGCTCGAGATGCTGGGACGTTCGGCCTACGGAATCGAGTGGGAGAAGTACGCCGTCCAGACCCGCATCATGGCCGGACACGCCACAGAGAAGGCGGACATCGCCCTGCTCGACCCCACCAACTACCTGGCCGGCGGCCCAGTGGAGGGCTTGATCGCCAGCCCCCCGTGTCAGGCGTTCAGCCTTGCGGGAAAGAGGCTGGGCCACGACGACAAGCCCCTGTGCTACAAGGCGGCTGACGAGTTGGCTGAGGGGGGTGACCCTCGTGAAGATGTACTGCCTTTGTGTGGCGACCCCCGAAGCCTGCTTGTTGTGGAGCCGGTCCGCTGGGTTCGTGACCTGCGGCCGACGTGGATCGCTCTGGAGGAGGTGCGCGCAGTCGAACCGCTCTGGGAGCACTACGCGACGATCTTCCGCGCCTGGGGATACCACGTCTGGACTGGCGTTCTGAACAGCGCTGACTACGGAGTCCCGCAGACTCGCGAGCGCATGATCCTCATGGCGCACCGCGAGAGGGAAATCGGACCTCCTCCCCCGACCCATTCCCGCGACGGTGGAGCGGGGGAGGACCTTTTCGGTGACGACCGGAAGCCCTGGGTCACGATGGCTCAGGCGCTCGGGTGGGGCATGACAGCCCGACCCAGCGTGACGGTCATGGCGCGCACCCACGACCCCGAGACGGGCCGAACGTCGGGCGGCGTGCGTCCGCTTGACGGCGGCTCAGGTGCGCGGGCCACGCTCGCCAGCGCCAGGGAAACCGGCGAGTGGGAATCGAAGCCAGCCTGGGCGCACGAGCGTCCCAGCACGACCATCGTCGGGTCTTTTCGTCCCGATAAGGTGGCAGCACCAGGATGGCGCAAGCCCGGCGATCCGCCCCGACAGGACACGCCCGACTCGGTGACTATCGACGTGACCGAGGCTGGCGTCCTTCAGTCGTTCCCCGCCGACTACCCCTGGCAGGGGCCGCGCACCCGGCAGTTCGAGCAGGTCGGGAACGCCGTTCCACCTCGACTTGCTGCCCACGTTCTCGCTAGGCTCCTGGGTATCGACCCGACTGAGCCAATCGAGAAGTTCTATGAATGAGACGGAAGCCTTCTTGAGCGCCCTACATTCCTGCTGCTACTGCGGCAGCACCAGCATCGTCCCGTCGTTCGTTGCCGACCATGAGCGGGAAGCGCACATTGACTACGGCGAAACCGAGAAGGCTTGCCCCCACGTTGCCATCAGGGAGCGCGACAACCGGCCTAAGCCGGTCATTCGCCCGCAGCACGACACGTCGTTCACCCCCGAGGCGCAAACGCGCTCACAGCGGTTCTAGGGGCTCCGCTTAGGCGGCATCTTCGGGCTCGTCCACCACGAACTTGATCGCGCGGCTAGTGCTGCTGACGTTGAGCTCAAACGCCATCCGGCCAGCGTGCGTCTTGTCGGTGTAGCCCTCACCGGACGTAGCGACGATCTCGCCGTTGTCGGCCTGACGCCGCCAGCGCCACTCGCCGGCCTCGTCCTGGTAGACGGTTACGGTGTCGGTGGTCTGAGGCATCTCGTTCTCCTTATGGCTGCTTGACGACGATCATCTTGCGCTGCTGGTAGGTCGTGACGTGAACCCGAGGCAAGTTGACGGTGATCTCGATAAGGCTGTCGTAGGGCAGGTTCGTTCGGCCCACCACGAGCGCGCCGGCGGTGATGCTGGAATCGACGCTTGCGTACTTCGGCTCAGATGAACCGGCCAGGATGAAGGTTTCGGCGGTGACGACAGAATCGACTTCTGCGAAGCCATGAACCTCTTGCTCGGCCTCGACAATCTCGCCGGCGACAATGGTCGAGTCAATCTCTGTGAACCAGTACACGTCCTGAGACGCCTCCACGACCGAACCGGCCGTGATGGAAGAGCCCCGTTCCGCAAACGATGGATTCGGGACGATGGTCCGACTTTCGACACCAGGATCAGAGTCGAACCAGTCATCGGGCTCATTGAAGGAAGCCCCGAGCGAGTACCAGTCAAGTGCCGTAGACAAGGTTCACCGCCCTCTAGGATCAGCGAATCGCCGCTCGGCGCATGAGGTCGGTGCCGATGGTCGCCGCCAGCCTCTCGGCCGCGTAGGAGTATCCGGCCTGGGTCAGGTGGTAGCGGTCAGCGCTTGCGTACCTGTCCGAGTTGCCGTTGCCAATCGGAGTTCCGAAGTCTCCGGTTCCATTCGTAAAGTCTGTCGCCTTGACGAAGGTACATCCGTAGTTGGCGCAAGCCGTCTGAATGTAACCCTCAATGGACTCCATCGCGGAACGGTACTGGCTTCCGGGCACGATGCCACCGATGCCGTAGATCGTGGCGTTAGGCAGCAAGGCCCTTGCGTTCGCGAAGTAGGAGTTCACGGCAGTCTGCACGGTTCCGAGCGAGTAGCCAGCGTCATTGACAGAGCCAGCCACGGTGACGACATCTGGGTTCAGGGGCACTACCGATGCGGCGAAGCGCGCCTGGAACGTCTGGACGGTGCCGCTCTGGTTGTTGACGAAACCGGAACCGGAGACGACATCGTTGTGGACGTTCATGCCCATCATCTTCAGCGCTCGGTTGTAGAGCGACCAGTGCCCGAAGATGCTGGCACCGCCACCTTCATTCGAGTAGTCGTAGCCGAAGGAGTCAGACTGGCAAACCGCACGCAAGCCGGCGTATCGCTGCGAGCTCCAAATCGTGTAGGTGTAGGGCACCTTGACTTGGGCCATGAGAGCGCCTTGGAGCATGAGGCGGACACGACGGTTCTTTGCCGAAGCCCAGGTGATCTTGATTCGGTGAACCGTGTTAGGCGTTCCCGAAAGGATCTGGGCGTGGGCGTTGATCCATTCGTCGTTCTCGTGGACCTGATACCTCGCCTGCAGCGGGTCACCGTTGCCGGCTGTGGTAATGACCGTGAACTCGATAGCGTTTGTATCAGTCTCGACCTCTACCTCGATGAAGTCACCGATGGTGTAAGTCCCGCCCCGCAACGGATAGGTAGAAAGTTGCTGCCTCATGCAGTTCGTGTAGCCGAGGCTCTGGTAGTTGCCGACGTTCTCTACGGGTGATCCGAAGTACCGGAGTCGCGTGTCGTTTGCTGGCACGTCGTAGCCGGTGATCGTTGTGGCACCAGTCGTGACGGCGACAGTCGGGATCGTGGCGACCTGGATCGGCAGCCGGTTGGAGCCGTTGATGAACGCAGTTTGCGTCGTGGTCTTGGTGATCTGGCCGTCACCACGAAGCACGTCAGACTTGCTGCCGGTCAGCGTAGGAACCAGACCAGGGGTGTTCGTGTTCGCGGGGAGCGCCTGGCTGATGACGTTGTTGCAGTTGGACCTCTTGATGAGGTTCGCGTCGGTAGGACCGTTCGTGCCACGCTGCAGGTCAAGGACGGCGTTGTTGACGTAGGTCAGATCGACTGCGCTACCAGCGTTGCCTGGGTACTGGGTGAACACGCCCGAGACGCGAACGTCGATGATCGGGTTGGTTGCCGAGCCAATCAGGCGGACACCACAGGTGTTGCTGCCCGATGTGGTGCTGTAAGGCGAGAACTGGATGTCGTTGATCTGGATGTGGAAGAACGAACTCGTCGATGCCTTGGTGGCGTAGACGCCGACCTCAACGCCCTCACAGCCCATCCCGCTGACCTGCAGATTCGACGAGCCCGCTCCAGTCTGGAAGTCGGAGTAGATGCCGTAGGCCATGCCGGTCTGCTGCGACCCGCCACCACCAGGAGCACCCATGCCGGAGAACGCGGAGGACGTGACCCACATCCCGCCACCGGATTCCCACTGAATACCGCGAGTGCCCTGCGAGTACTTCGGGTTGCCGAAGTAGAAGGACTTGTCGATGTTCGTCCCACCGGCATCCACCCAAGCCTCGTTACGGATGCGGTGGCCGTAGCGCACCGGAGCCCAAGACTGGAGGCTTTCGATGATGACGTTGACGCCAGACACCTGATCCAGGTTGTCGTAGAACCCGGCGATCATGACGTTGTGGAGGTAGAACCCGTCTCCCACGGTGACCTTAAGGCCGCAGCCCGCCGTGGGGAGCGATCCGACAAGGGCCGTCGGAAGTGGCACCGGGAACCCACCAAGTCCAGGCGAGACGCTGAGTGCTGCTGGCGAGTAGTTCTTGTTGTGGAGGGTGATGTTCTCGATACTGCAGGAACGAGCAGCGAACTCGAACAAGGTGGAGTTCGTCGAGGTGGTGCTGACCTTCGACACCGACTCGGAAACGCTGTACCACTCGGAGCGTCCGTCGCCACGGATCGTACAGCGCTTCGTGATCGGAGTTGTCGATCCAATGACCTTGTAGTCACCAGCAGGGAAGTAGAGCACGCCGCCGTAGGTGTTGGCGTTCAAGGCGGCGATGGCAGCGTTGATGGCGGCCGTATCGTCGGTCGAACCGTCTCCTACCGCGCCATACGTCTTGACATCCCAGACTCGAGCAGTTCCACCAGTGAGCGAGTCGGCGTAGTTCTTGTTCACCGCGTCGGTGCCAGCAGTCGGATTCGCTAGACCAGTGAGCTTGCGTCCACCGAACGCCACGTCGGCGGTTGGGGTCGCCATCTGATCGAGGCGGTTAGCGCGAACGGCAGTATTGAAGTCACTGATGGTGGCGGCGAGCTGCGTCCCGGTGTGGTTCGACCGCTGGACGACTGAAGATGCCAGGGAAGAAATCTGCGCCCAGACGCCACGGATCGCGAGCGTCATGCTGCCGAAGCCGGTTCCTTCGTCCTTTGCCGCGCGAAGGTCGTTACTGATGGCCTCGACCTCGGGGGCAATCGAACGGATCGAGACGGGGCCGCCCTTGATGGCATCCCAGGGAGCGTCCTCGTTGACCGGCCTCGGGTGAATCTTCGTACTAGCCGGATAGAAAGCGGAGCCCTCGGTGTAGGCGTTCACGATGGCCGTGGCAGTTACGGCGCCGGTGACCGTGGCGTCGCCAGTTCCTGGCGAGGATGCAGACCCGACGACGGTCGTGCCAGCGGTGACAGCGGCGGTGATCGTGCGCGACTCGGTGCCTGAACTGGCAGCGCCAATCCAGTCGGTGTCGCTAATCGCCATCTCGTCCATCTTGAGCGTCTGGCCAGAAGCGAGGATGTGTGACCAGCCAGTGCCCGAGACATACGACTGAGCGCCAAAGCGGTAGTCGTCGAAGGCACCGACGCTGCTTGTCGTGATGACGCCGGAATCGAAGTCAGGAGCGCCGTTGCTGTCTGGGTCAGTCGTCCAGACCTCCATCTGGATCGTGGTCGCGGTTACCTTCGTCTCGACCCTGAACCAGGCATTGAGCGGCATGGAGTTGGAAGCAGACGCCCAGTTGGTCCCACCACCAGCATCCGTCGTAAAGACATCGTTGCGTCCACCAGAGACGAAGAAGGCCCTGTTGGCCTTGACGCCGGCCTGGTGGCTCTTGGTGAAGCCAGCGGCCATGAGATCAGAGAAAGATGTGTCGTTCGCCACGGCCGCCGTGAGCTTGTAGTACGCCCTGGTGTGGAAGGTTGTACCGATCTCGGACAGGTTGGTGTAGACGGCTGCCGATGCGCCGTAGGTGACAGTGGATGCCTTCGTGCCGATCTTCGCATCAGAGGTCTGAACCTGCCAGAATGTCTTCTGTAGGAAGTCGCTTGACGTGTCAAGGCAGTGAGCCGACAGCCCGCCGCGAAACAGCCCGGCGTTGACGGGATTTCCGCCGATCACCTGGGCAGCCGAGTAGCCTTCCCAACTGATCTCAGTCAGGCCGCCAGCGGTCCCCCCGCCAACCGGGTTCAGCCAAGACATCGTGTTGGGCGAGTGCGCGATGGCGTCGATGTAGGCGAAGTTGCCGGACCCGATGCAGGCGTACCCGCCAGCCGGACTCGCCTGGAAGGTGCAGATGCCAGTGAACATTCCGCCGTTGCCACCGGAGCCGTCAATGGTTCCGTGAGTCACCAGGCCAGAATCGAAGTCTGGAGTGCCAATCGACTGCGGATCGGTCCACCAAATCTTCCCTCGGAAGGTGGTGGGGGTGTACTGCATCTCGTACCTGATCCACTGATTCAGCGGGATCGAGTTCGCAGCGCCCTCGCTGTTTCCGACGGTGCCAGCGCCCTTGCGAGTGGAAGAACTGGCGTAGCCGATGGCGTAGGGCTTGCGGTCGGTGCTGATGCCGATGCCAGAAAAGATCGTCCAGGTAGCACCCCAGTTCATCGCCAGCAAGAAGTCGTCGCTGGGTGCGGCCGTGAGCTTGACGTAGCCCCTGACCGTTCCGGTGTTGACACTCTGGTAGTGGTAGTTCATCTCGCGCGTACCAGAGCCACCACGGAAACAGGTGGAACCCTTGAACGGACTCGTGTTACTGAACTGGACGGTCGTGCCGTCGAACGGCTCGATGTTGACGTACCTAGTGCCGCTTACGTCGCCTTCAGCAAAGCCGACCCCGGTGTTGATCTGGGTGACCGGCCCAGTGCCGTTCGTACCCTCGAAGCTTGACCATGTAATAGCCACTTGGCGACTCCTGTGTTACTCAGGCCGAGACGGCAAGCGGGCGTCAGGCAGCGACGGGCGTGAACGTGAAGGTGATGGCGGTGATGTTGAGGGTGTTGCCCGTTGCCATCACGACGGGAGCGGAGAGCGCGGCCGAACGCTTGAAGTTGCCGGTGCCGGACGAGGCGGTGTGGAACGAGACGTGTGTCACCGACTCGTTGTTGGTTCCGGCCCAGGTCGGCCAGGAGGGAAGCGTCCCGTTGGCCGACATCGAACCGGAGGCCGCTGCGGCGAAGGTGATCGCCTTGCGAGTCGTCACGGACGAGATGTTGGCGCTGCCGGCTGCGCCGGGATCGCCAGTATGAATCTGGAGGAACGGCGTGGCGATTGCCGGTGGTGCGATGTTCCGCCACTGATCCAAGAGCTCGTTTGCGTGAGCCGGAGCGAGTCCTACTGCCATGAGATGTTCTCCTACTCAGGATTCGTTGTCTGGACGAGGTTTCCATCCGGGTCACGGACCTCGGCGTGGACGGTGATGACCATTTCGGCAAGGTAGCCGTCAGGGACATCGGGCAGAACGAGGTTCCCGTCGCCGTCGAAGGCGTCCTCGGCGGGGACAGTGACCGAGACGGGTGCCTGCGGGTCGCTCACGGCGTCACATCTCCTTGGACATCACAGTCTCCTGTGACAATGGTCAAGACATCATTCGTGCTATTGCTGGTCGCCTGAACATCGTAGACGCAACTGTTCGTGCCCAGCGGTAGCACAGCGGTAAGTGTATGGGGAAAGCGGACCCGAAGGACAGCATTGTCCATGTCCTCCCAGACCACCTCGAGGCTACCGATGGGAGCAGTCTGTCGATCAACCGCGACCGCGCCGCTCAAGTCCCAGTCTCCGGGGTTGGCGATGGGCTCGCCGGCGACCTGCCACGTCACCCAGAAGTCACGGTCGTCACCCTGGTAGAGCCCAAGGTTCTGGGTGATCGGGAAAGCGTCGGGGTCATCGACGCCCGTCCAGAGGTCAACCGTGACTGACCCGTCGTTCTCCAGCGTCGCCACGACGGGTCCGGTGAAGTTCACGACGCCCGCTCGGCCCACCTCAACGCCGTTTGTGGCGATGGTGGCGAACATGACCACCGTGTCGTTGTGGATGACCTGGACGACCTGAGTCGTCTCGTCATCGTGGAGAATCTCAGCGAACACGGCTCCGGTGCCGTCCGGCGCGACCTCGGTGATGAGGACCGTGCCTTCACCTGAATACTCTTCGACGATGACGGTCATCGCGTCACCTGGGCCTCGCAGCGGACCTTGCCCTTGAGGTAGGTATCAACCAGCCCACCAGGAGCGGTGATCTGAACGTCCCAGACCCAGTTCGGGCACTTGGAGTCCAGGGTGCGACCGCTGGCGTGCGTAGCCTGCACAGCGGCCGTCTCGAGCCCGCTCAACGTCAGCAGGCATCCACCAAGAGTCGCGCCTGACTGCGCCGCGAGCGTCGGCGTGAACTCAGCCATGACGCTCTCGTCGGATTCTGACTTTCGCACCTGTGCCTTGATGACGTGGTTGGTCAGGTCGAGGTAGGCACCAGGAACCCAGACCTCGTTGATGTCGTCCCAAGTGGCCGAACGAAGGCGAAAGAAGTACGAGTAGTCATCGCCCTGGTACAGGGTGATGTGTGACGCGCCTGGAATCATCTTCCGCCTCCTACGAGGTTCGAGGCTAACACAGTCTTTTGGGCGGGACCAGCATCTATGCGGGGTCGGCATTACCCTTCAGGCTGGCGATCTCGTCGCGCAGATGCCGAACCTCTTTGCGAAGGTCCTCGAGTTCTGTGGACAGCCTGGCGATCATGTACTCGGACTGGAGAGCCTTGGACTCGGCGGCAATCCGCAGCCTAACCTCGGCCTGGAGTTCGTCCCGCAGGGTTTCAGCGTCCTCTACGGCATCGTTGCGCTCCTTCGTGAGCCGGTCCATGTGGTCACGAGTCTCGCCCGACAGTTGCGCGCGATCCGAAGATCGCGCCTTGATGAGGGTGACGATGATGACGGCAAGAGCGCCGAAGAACCCGCCTGGGACGAGGAGTTGGCCGAGATCAAGTCCCTCCATCAGGCACCGGCTTCCTGTTTGACTTGCCGATCTTTGGCTGATCCGTACCGGCCCTGTAGTGCGAGAATGATACGAGAAGTTGGTAACCCGCCGCGAAGCCGACCAGGGGGAACCCCGTCATCGTCGAGCCGATAGAAAGCGAAGCCGTCAAGAAGAAGTACCCAGCAAACAGCGCGTGGGCTACTCTCAGAGTCACTCCACCGATCCAAAAGGCGAGCAGGAGTGCGATCCCGCCGCCCATGTAGAAGTGTCCGAGCGCGTCTAGGGCGACCGTACTTGGATACGAAGCAAGCCACGTCGCCTGGGTGAAAACCTCTTTAGCGTCAGCCAGGACAAGAGTGAGGCCGAGCCAGAACTGAATGAACACGAGTAAGCCAAAGCGGAACAGTCGCGCTCCCTGTGGCCTATTCACCTCGACGCCTTTCACTCCGAGCGTTCGGTGGCCGGGCTGCTTCTTCCCCAAAGCAAGCCCGGCCACCGAAACCTTGATCAGACCGGCAGGCCCATGCGCTGCGCCTGCGCCTTGTTCAGGCGGCCCGTCTGGGACAGGCCACGAGCGGCCTGCCACTTCTTGACGGCAGCGTGGGTCAGCGGCCCGTACCAGCCGGACTGCGTGACACCGAGCTGCGCCTGGATCATCTTCACCCACCAAGTATCGCGGGCATTGGCCTTGCCGTCGTGGACCGTCCAGCGGATCGCTGCCGACGCTGCGGCCTTGTAGCCGTAGGTGTGGCTGCCGATGCCCCAGGTGTACTTGTAGAGGTTCGACGGCGGGAAGATCACGATGGAGTTCTTGCCGTCGTTGCTCATGTAGGCGTAGCGGTTGGCTTCCGACCACGAGCCCCAGCCGGTAGCCAGGTGGAGGTGCGGGCCGGTAGACCACCCAGAGTTGCCCGAGTAGCCAAGCAACTGCCCAGCGACGACGCTCTGGCCCTCGCGGACCTTCAGGCCAGGGCTCATGTGCTGGTAGTAGACCGTCGCGTAGCGACCCTTGTGCAGGACTCGCAGCAAGACGTAGTTGGACGGACGCTGCTTGTAGTTGTTCCGCACGCCGTCATTGGTGCCGATGATCTTGCCGTTCGCGATGGCGTACAGCGGGGTGCCGATTGGCATGGCGTAGTCGTAGGCGAAGTGGTCGCCTCCGTTGTTGTACCGCCATCCAGCGGTGAGATTCTGGAGCCTGTTTGCGGGAGCCGGGAGAGCCATCAGGCCACCCCGCCATTCCCCGTCAGGTCGGCGGGCTGCTCGGCCTTCTCGATCAGATCGTCAGGGTTGTAACTTTCCTCTTCACCTGACTCTGCGAACACCACGTCGTCCAACGGTTCGCTGTCGTCCTTCACGCCGAAGCCGAACGATCCGGTCGCGGTGTTCACGGCCTCAGCGACTCCGGTGGGCTTGTAAGCGCCGTAGTAGGCCGAGATCGAGGTCACGAAGGCGGTCAGCCAGGACCCCACAAAGGCGTTCAGTGCGAACGTGTCGCCAGGCCCCACGATGGTCAGCGCAGCGGACGCCAACGCGGTGATCGCCAGGTTGAGGGCCACCCGAACTCCGTCTGGAGCGCCCGACTTGGCGAGAAGGCTCACCAGGATCGGGACAAGTGCGCCAATCAAGGCGGCGACTGTGGTGGGGGTCAGTGCTGCGGTGAAGTCCATTGTGGACCTCTCCTTTCGGTCTAGGTTGTCCGTAGCGTTCAGGCTATCCGGTACGTCCGACTGATTCCAGCATCATGCCGCCTCGAACGAAATGCCACTCAGGCTGTACCAACCGACGGTCGATGACGGCGAACTAAGAGTGACTTCACCATTCGATTCGATTTCGCAGCGAGCCACAAGATTCCCCGCGCAGAGCGTAGAGAACACCTCGAGCCGCGACGGGCGATAACCAACCGGCAGGATGAACGCCGGCGCATTGAGCGTGCCATCCTTCACCAGTCCGCGAAGTCGAACCGACCCGTCAGTCTGCATCCGGTACTGCGGCTGCTGGTAGGTGCCGGTCGTGCCGTACTCGACCCAATCATTGAGGTACTCAGGGTCATGCCACTCGAAGCCGTTGATGGCCTCGGTGACGTAGGTGTTGCCCGCTCGCCCTTCGACTCGGACGATGCTTCCGACTGTCGTCGGCTGTGCAGTTGCGTAGAACCTGCAGCGCACGGAGTCCTCGTCGCCAGGAAAGACGACATCGCAAGTCCGGCTACCCCTCTGGATCGCCTCCACGCGCCCGAACATGGGCAGCGGCCGATCCCGAGCAAGGATGTCCACGACGAGTTCTTGGATCACGCCTCGCATAGCGAACGCGATCTCCTGTGAGCCAAAGCCCTTCTTCATGCCGCGCTCCCGACAACCGTGACTCGCTTTGCCGAACCACTCATCGGGCCGAGACTAAGCGGGATGTTCAGGCCGCTCAAGAGGAACCGTGTCGGGAACTCGGAAGTCTCCTCGTCGGGGTCAATGAACTCCACGATGTCGCCGGCTTCCAGCCAAGCGAACACGAGCGATTCGAAGTCAAGGGCATACTCCTCGAGGGCCAGAATCTTCATCCACCGGACGCAGTAGTCCATCGCCTGCTGATTGCTGGTGAACATAGCCGACTCGTAGAGCTTGGTGCGCTCGCTCATTCCGCCTGGCACACCGGGGACCTTCAGGCGAGTCGGTGAACTCGGCTCAGTGTTAGCCAACTCGGCATAGACCAGGATGTCGTTATTGGTGCCATTGTCCGAGGTTCCGGTGGCGATGATCTTGTTGAAGATCTCGGTGTCACTAGATGACTTGTCATACTTGACGAGGTTGCCCTGTGAATCGGCCCGGAGGACCATCGTGCTCGGGGACAGCAGCGGATCGCGGAACTTCCTCATCTGGAACACGCCATCGCCGTCGAAGAACACCTCGTAGTTGAAGACGGTGCAGACTTCGGAAATGACCTTCCAGCACTCCGTCCCCTTGGGGTAGAACACCGCCGTTCCCAGAGTCTCGTTGATCGTGGTCGGCACGTTGTAGGTCGTGATGCCGGAGCGGTCGAGCATCGCCAGCACAATCGACCGAACCGAAGTGCCAACGTCCCATCCGGTCGCCTTTGACAACTTGGCGAGCAGGCACGCCTTGGTCTGGTCGCGGCCGGTCACCTGGATCGACGTAGGGAAGTGCTTCTCCTTGATCTGGTCGATCATGAACACACCCAGCGCGACCTCCCAGTATGCGACGGAGGCGAAGTTGTGAATCCAGTCGAGCGCCCCCTTGTGGAGCAACTGTGCCTGCTGGCCGAAGAACGGGTACGAGAAGTGGACCCATCGGCCACCCGAAGCCTCGTCCGTGGCGTAGATGACTGGATACGTCGTCGCGCCGTAGACCCACTGAGCAGCCGGGGCGGCGCTACCCGTCAGTACGGTCGGAATCTTCCCGTAGACGGGCGCTGTGGGCTGACCGAACCAATCAGGGGAGTCCGTCCAGTCGCCACCGAGGTCATACCAGGATTCGGCGGTTGTGCCCTGGTGTTCGGTCGTCCAACCGTTATTCAGCGGGTTGTCGAACGGGTAGGGGTTGATGTACCAGGCGTCGTCCGTGCTCTTGTTGACAGTCGTCGAGATCATGAAGGGCAGGTTGCTGGCCCCAGTGTTCGCTCCGATGGTGATGACGCCGTACCCCACGTCGTAAGCTTCCTTCAGCAGCGTGTATCGAGGTCCAGTCAGGGTGCTGGTGTCCATGTCTGAAACGATGATGTCGTAGCCATTGAAGTCAGCCAGGACAGAAGCGGAGAGGTTGTAGGTGACATCGGTGTAGCCGGCGTTGCGGTAGATCGTCTTGAGGCGTTCGCCGCCCAGTTGGTCGTCGATGACCAGCACCCTCGGAACATCCATCTCTCGAAAGTACTGGATGCCACGGTACGCCTTGATGATCTTGTCGTACCAGAACCCGTCTGGATTGTGCGCGAGCACGCCATCGGCATTGTCCAGCGTGAGGTCGATTGACCTGCGCTCGGCTCGGCCATAGTCCACGCTCACGCCACCGTCGATCAAGCGAAGATCGGTCCCCTGAGTAGGGGCGAAGCGCGTAACGCCATCCGACTCGAAGATTTCGATTCGGCGGGTCACTGTGGACGAGGATTCGAGGATCGCCGCCAGGACTTCGTTCGGAGGGGCGGCCATGTCAGAACGCTACTTCCTCGTAAGGAATCTCCACATCGACGAACTCGTATGTCCCCATTCCAGCCAGGCGGCTGATCGAAAGATTGCCAGTTGCTACCTTCCACACGTCGCCGAACGGGTTGCGGAGGTAGACGAAGGTTCGCTCGGCCTTCAGCCGCTCGAGTTCCTTCTTCTGCTCTCGAGCCGTCAGCCCGCCCTGGACATCGCGCAGTTGAGCGCTAAGGCTGCCCGCGTAGCCGAGACGCTGCCCGTAGTCAACGTGACGGCCTCGGCCGATCACCGTGTAGGACTCCTGCTCGTACTGCTCGGTGTAGTCGTCACCCGTGACGTGAATCAGCAGGATGTTCTTGGTGATGTCGGTCGGATGGATCAACCAGTAATCCGAGCCGACCCCGGTGGCTTCGATTGGCGCATGGATCGACTCAACAATCGAACCGTAGTAGTTGATGACCTGGGTGACCGAGTACTCGTAGGTGACGTTGGAGCCCGCCAGCCAGTCGTCAAAGGCGTAGTTGCTGGTGTTGCTGGTCTGTTCGTCGATCAGAACCCAGGTAGTAGTACCGGCTTCACGTCGGTAGACACGGTACGAGGAGAAGTTCAGGTCGATGGTGCTGTTCGTCCAGGTGACGCGCGTGTAGCCCATCGTCGCATAAGGCGCGGTACTGACAGCAAAGACCGGAGCCTGGGGCGGTGCCCATGACGTAAGGAAGGACTTAGAATCGCTTGCGGTGAGTCCCATAGTGTCCCAGACCTGCACGCGAACAGTGTAAGTCTGGCTGTTGAGGAGGATGCCGGTTGGAATCTGCATGGTGAACTGGTCATCTTCGGCCGGCGACACCATGTACTTCAGCGGCGACGTGTAGATCGTTACGCCCGCCTGGCTGACCTTGAGTTGTGCGTAGACGTTCACCCTGTTGCCACCGTTGACCACGTTGACACTGACAGTCGGGTTGGCCGTGGTAACCGTGGAGCCCTCGGTCGGAGACGTGACGGCGACCGTGGCAGGCGCACCGACCGTAAAGTTGGTGACGGCGCTGTACGGGCCGACAACATCGTCCTCGTCCCAGAGTCGAACCTTCCACGAGAGCGGAACGTCCAGATAGGAGTTCGAGATGGCGATGTCACGGTAGGTCGAAGTCGAGGAAACCTTGCCGCTGTCATGGACCGTGGCACCCGTGTCCGTGCGGACGATCAGAACCTGTTCGGCGGTCTGACTGTCGCCAACGGCCGGGTCGCTGAAGTTCCAGTCGAACCTGATGGTCGAAGCCTGCGGAACGAAGGCGTTGGCCGCCGGCGCAACAATCTGAGCCGTCGGCGGGTGCGACACCGTGAACAGGTTGACAGCACTCCACGGTCCGTAGCGGCCGTACTCGTCGAAACTGCGGGCTCGCACATACCAAGTCCCCTGGCCGACAATCGCGTCGGCCGTCGGGAGGGTTTCCTGTGCGACGACGTTTGCGCCCTGGGTCTTTGTCCCGTTGGCGATAACGTACTTGGAATCGCTCTGGGTCAGAACCTTGTCAGGCGAGGCGAAGCCGGAGCTCGTGTCGAGCTCCCATTCCATCTTGACGTAAGCCTCTACGCCGTCAATCGGCATCCGATAGGACGCCTTGAGGACTGGAGTCGAGGTGACGATGCTCGAGTTCGCAGCCGGGACGACATTCGCCGGAGCCAGCGGCTCTGCGATGTTGTGACCCCAGACCTGCCAGGTGTCAGTCGGCTCACCGAAGTACTCGAGGACGGGAATCTTGTCGAGTTGCTTGTTGCGGTTGTTGCCCGCCCAAATCCACTTGACGTTGTTGTTGCTGACCTTGCGAAGCCCGTCGAGGTAGATCGGCGTTGTGGTGGGGAACGCCCTCGTCCAGGTGCCGCCTGGAACATAGACTTCGCGAACGCCGAACACGCGGACGCCGCTCGAGTTCCGAACCAACAGGCCACCGCCTGTCGTCTTGTTTTCGAGCGCCTGCCCCCAGAAGGCGGTTCGCCCCATCCCACGGATGCCGTAGGCGTTGATGTCGGGGTAGTCGCCCAGTGACTCGGAAAGCCCCTCGGCAATCTTGATCCAGAAGGAGTTGCTGGCCGTGTCCGGCGCAAACTCGACCTTGTAGTGGTACATCTTCATGCCGGTCGTTCCGATGGCACCAATGAAACTGAAGTCACCGTCGCCTGTGGAGAACACCCAGTAGTGGCGGTTGAAGGAACCGAGTCCGGCGTTGATCTTCTTGTGGTCGATGTAGTTGGTGATGGCTCCGGTGTCACAGTTGACTTCGAAGTGGTAGATGTGATCTTCGTCGGAGCCAGTACCAGCGGCTCCACCAGTCCCCTGCCTGAGTCCCCAGCCAAAGACGCCAGCCACCATGCCCTTGCGGGTGGTGGCGTCGGCACCGTTGAGTTCGCACGCAAGAGTGATGTCCCAGAAGTACGGGTAGGCGTATCCAGCAGTGGCCCACACCTTCGGAACGGTGCTGATCCAGGTGTTGTCACTGAGCCGCCGAACACCCGTAGCCATCGACAGGTAGTAGGGACTCAGGATGTCCGACCAGTAGGCCCCGAGGACCACGCAGTCGCCCGTGTATGCCCCCGACGCCTGGTTCATGATGTCCATGTCCAGGCGACGCCAGCCGTCAGGGTCGCCGCCAGGAGCGGCCCACGCCGTCTCCTGTGACCCGACGGTCCAGGTTGGCCCCGAGGCCCACGTCAGCCGGTAGTATCGGATAGAGCCGTCGTTAGCGACGAACGCGATGTGGAGGTTGTCGTTCGCCACGCCGGAGCAGAACGCCGCGATCAGTCCGTCATTTGAGTCGGTCTTGATCGGCGTCGTCGGGGTGATCGTGTTCTTCAGCGTCCAGGTGACGGCATCGGTCGAGTGGTAAATCTTGAACTTGCCGACGTTGGTGCCATCGCCGCCGTCTCCGGTCACGCCGGACTGGTTCCGGTCAACGATCAGCATGGCGAACGAACCATCGGACAGGACGGTGGTCGGACGCTTGACCGCCATGCTCGTTTCGGCAGTTGCGCCGAATCCGACTGTTGTAACCAGGGTTGCCATTAGTTAGGCCGCCTTCGCTGCGATTGCCTTGAGGTTGTCGATGAACTCCTTGGCGTCCTCGCCGCTGTTGATGTTCGGGAACTCGAGGTCGCCGTGGAAGTGAATCTCCGTGTTGTTCTCCACCTTAGCGGTGCGGACGAAGCCACTCTGGCTCTTGGCGCGTACCGCAGCGTTCATCGCGTTCTTGCGGAGCATCTGACCCTTGTCAACGTCTCCGATGGCTCGGGTCGCCTGTGCGAGCAACTTCAGGGCGTTCCCACGGTAAGCCGGGTCGGTCGGGATCACGAACTCTGGGAAGCGCTTACGGCCTTCGCCCACGAGCGCGGGACCGTTGGTGATGCCACCTGTCGCGAAGCGCGGAATCCTCGGCATCCCCACGTCAATCGTCGGGAAGGTGAAGTCACCGAAGATGGTGTCCACCTTCCAGCCGCCGATCTTGATGCGTAGCCCGTTCCACTTGTCGATGATCCAGTTGAGGGCACTCTTGAAGGCATCCTTGATGCCGTCCCACATGCCAGCAACCTTGCTGGTGATCTTCTCCTTGATGCCGCTGAAGGCGTTAGCGATCTTCTGGGGCAAACCAGTCGCCCAGGTCATGATGGCTGACCACTTCTCGACAGCCTTGTCCTTGAACCACTGGAAGGCGTCTCGAGCGACGGCCGCAACCTTGTCTCGGAGCGACATCAGGGCTTCCCACGTCTTTGCGGGGCGCTCCTTCAGCCAGGTCCAGATGTTTGTCCAGCCCTCCTTCTGCCTGGTGATGAACCAGTTCCAGGCGTCGGCGGCGATCTGCTTCACCTTGTCGCGCAGCGTCATGAGCGCTTCCCACGTCTTTGCGGGGCGCTCCTTCAGCCAGGTCCAGATGTTTGTCCAGCCCTCCTTCTGCCTGGTGATGAACCAGTTCCAGGCATCCGTGGCGATCTGGGCAACCTTGTCGCGCAAGGTCATCAGGCCGTCCCACATGGCCTGCGGACGCTCGCTCACCCAGGTCCAGATGGTTGACCATGCGGTCTTTGAGTTCTCCCAGAACCAGTTCCAGGCTTCGGTGGCAAGCGTCGCGAGCTTTTCGCCGAGGGTCGCCAGGCCCTCGATGAACTTGCCGGGCAACTCGGTGATCCAGGTCCAGGTCGCATCCCACGCGATGCCGAGCGCGGTGGTGAACATCCCCCACGCGGCGGTGATCCAGTCCCACAGCATCTGCCCGAACGCGGCAATCGCAGAGATGATCTTGCCTGGCAGGTCGATGAAGAACTGCAGGATGGCCGGCCAAGCCTTCACGATGGCGTCGAGGAGCTTCGCCATCATCTCGACTGCCCAACTGACGAGCATCTGGATGAGGCTCCACACCGCGTCGATGACCTTCTTCGGCAGCGACAGGAACCAGTCGATGATCGCCATAATCATGTCGGGGATGATCGAGTGACCGACCAACTCGTCCCACAGGAACGTGAACAGGCCGATGATGCCGTCGATCAGACCGCGCACGATGCCGATGAGAACGCCGGGGATCGCCTTGAACAGACCCCAGATAGCGTCGAGCGCGCCGGAGAAGATGAGCTTGATGCCCTCCCAGGCGGCGCTCAGGTCGCCGGAGAAGATTCCGGTGATGAACAGAATGATTCCGTGGAAGATGTC